GTCTCGGTATGACAAGCAGAGACTGCGATACTGGCAGAACTGAGAGCCCAAAAAATCAAGCTCTCAAGTTCAAAGGTAAACCCGTTCCCCATGCTGGAGAACTTGGAGTACCTCTCCCAATTGGTAGAACTACCAATCCGGAACCAGTGCGATCGTGTAGCATCGAGATGAAAGAACCACTCCTCAGAATCTCCAAGGAGTAGCCTAACCGTCTCATAAGCTATCGTATCACTCGCAGAACTCAAATCGATGGTTGCCAGTTCGCCCGTGAGGGCGCCCTGGAAAGCCATTCGAGCGTTATAAGCCTGCCCAAAGTCTAAATCGACTCCGACATGCTTAAGGCGCCTCCGTATCATAGTCCCGATCCCCAACTGAACATAAATGTTCATATGAGGTTCGACAGCTATAATACGGTCGATCCGAGCATCTTTAGGCACAGAAGTCACGCGATTTCCCCTAACCAGGGGGAATTGAAGTGTGCCATCTACCTCAGCAGGATTCCAACTCTGCTGTACGTAGCCAGCCCACTCAGACGACGATTTAATCGCCGCTGTCGCATGATGAATGCACCCGAAGGTACATTCTGGTCTAGCGCCAAACTTGTTATAAGCTGACGTGTAGCCAAAGGGCAAGTTGCTTGTGACCCCAGGGCCCCACCTCATCGCTTCCCCTAATTCGGGGAGGCTGAATGAACCAAGAACACGGGCGATTTTTGACCGAGCAGATGTTATTACCTGCTCGACCTCGGCTCGATTAGGTGTTACGAGCCGACGCCTGTATCCTTGGAGGAGGGAATTTGTCTTTCGACAAGTTTCCTCCGATTCATAGAACTTTCCAATGGCGGCTTCCTTACGGTTACCGACAAGAGAAAGTGATGGGTACTTACGGATAAAGCTAAGAGCAGCGTAGTCCTTTTGGAACTGCGATGCGTCATTATACGCAGCTGGATCAAGTTTGTGATCGATAATCTGATCCCAATCTCCTGACTCAGCAAGCGCATAAAAACCCGCACATAAAGGCGTTCCTAGATCTATCCAAAGTTGCTTGGTCAGTTGCATAACCAAGCGGTGGGCGTGGTCCTTGTTAAGGAAACCACGTTTAAGCCTACTCCTGCAAGTTCCAGTATCCAAGAGTTACTCCGGTTATTGGATGGAAAGGTACAGTTCATTCTTCCCTAGAGAAAGAGTCAATCACCTGACAAAGCTGAGGGAATTCAGAAGGACCGCCATTCACGGATACCATGCCAAGCGCTAATTCACACGCTACCCTGATCGCCTTACGGCGACTCATGGTTGCGGGTGTTAGTGCAGAAGCTAGTGCCCGTAATGCGTCTTCGAATTCATCAGCCGCGCCAAGTATCGTACTCTTTTCTTTGAGAATAGTGGACTGTAGAACCGAAAGCAGCTTACCAAGCCCGCTCAAGGTTCCAAATCGCATCAGTGGCCACGCTCTCCTGAAGGAGATCGTAAACCATGGCGCGAAGGTCCTTTCTATCTTGCAGAGACGACCTGGAAGGAAGAACAAATTCCAGATTCGCCAAAAGCGTGTAAGCCACTTTAGGACCAGCGGTATAACCCGCTGACGTTCCAGTGGTTGACACGGTTTCGAGTACAGGGACCTCAAGCTTAAATGTCACCTTGTACGCGTCAGACTGCGGGACGGGCTCGCGGATATACTGAGACAGCCATTGATAGGCCGCGACAGTACCATCAGCGAGATACCGCCACCATCCAACACGATTCTCGTCTACTCCTTGCGGAGCAAACGAGCGGTTGACTGGTGTTCCTGCAGCGTCGGTTAAAACAACAGCAGCTTGTGCCGCCATTTAAATCCCCTTGTGAAAACACGGTGGATGGCCTATCGGGAACTCCTTCCGGATTTCCCAAATAGGTTCTGAGCGAACAAAGAAGCAGCCTCGGCAACGTGAAGTCCGGAGAACGGTGACTTAAAATGCGGCAAGGTCACATTGGGGAAGGATGATAGAATCACCCTATCAACCACAGTGTGCCATGTCACAATTGGGTCAATCCGTACAACCTGATACTTCACAAAAGCATCGCCAGGGTTTCCTCCTAAGTTCGCAACAACCTTCGTCTTGGTAAAGCTGCTCCGATATCCTCGATCGAAAACGAGGCCAAGGTAAGCATCTAAACCATCCAAAAAGGAGCCGATTGGTATAAACCAATCGACGACGAAGGAGAAAGGGATAACGTCCCATCCTACTTGAAGGGGGTTAGTAAGCCCGAGTGACTTCAGCTGGTCGAGATGCGGGTCAGAGACCCGGAACTCGATTACCGTTGTCGCACGAGCACTGACCTCCTGCGTATTGCTGAGCCTTTGGAAAATTCCGCAGACCCCGCTATACGAGTAGTCAATGGTACGCTGCACGGCACCCTTCCCTACTACTCTATGACGAATATTCTCAACACTCGTCCTAGAGCGGTTAAACAGATCGTAAAGATCTGAGTAGAGAGGTTTCCATGCATATTGGACCTCGAGAAAAGCTTCAGGTATGCGATTTAATTCGCGCCACCTGTTGAACTTACTCCCGCGGGCCAAATCCCGATCCCTGAGGGTTAGCGCTCTAGTCATCCCAGCCACATCGCCAGACCTTACGGCCTTGACGAAGCGGGTGAGACGCTTAAGAGTACTAACGGCAAGACTTTCCAGCTGACCGCAAGTGGCCAAATTCTGACCCCAATTACCAGCAGAGGCTTTCGCCTTAGCACGGCATTTTGAGTCAGCAAGACCATTCGCGGTGGTAATATCAGTAGTTGGTGGGCTTTGATCATAGGCGCAAGTGAACGCGCCCAAGGTCTCGCCCAAAATCAACTTCCCGATATGACCTCCAGACAGGTTTGTCTTCCACATGGAAAATTCAGCAGACTTTTCCACTTCCTTCAGGGTCATGTGGTACGGGTTATCTGGTAAGGGTCTTGTGACCCTTGGCCAGCCCGGGGTTTTAACGGACGTATAACTCCGAGAGTACCATTGCACGTTATTGCTAAACGAATTACCAAATTCGTCAGTATAACGATATGCTCTAGTACGATTATCGGGGTTAAGACGTGACATTAAAACCTCCACATGAGAAGAGAGAGAATACCACCTAACGAGGCACCATGTTAAGGTGAAGCCATTAACTTGGCACCGAGAGAGGGGG